CTTTTTGTCGTCCGGCACCCGGCCCCGTGTCCGCATATCCTGAAAGCTGATCCACTCCTTTTGCATCTCGTACGGAAAGCTATCAGCGGCAATCTTCTTACCGGTGTTAGCTGCCCGTCCTACCTCTGTCCGGACTATCCTTTCGGCCTGATACCTGGCAAACTGGTCTGACCTGATTTCCCGGATAATGTCGTCTACTGACCATTCCTTGTCAATGCCATCCTGCAATACCCTTAAAAAGTGATCCCGGAGCGTTTCAGTTGGTTTTGCTACCACGTACTGCCAAAGGTTTTTTTCAAGATAGGCTATGATCTCCTGCACCCAGATTTCATTACGGCCGAGTGCCTTCCGGCCAATTTCAGCCCTGATAAACCGATAGTTGTTTTTCACGTGAAAAAGTCCTACCTCCTTGTAAATCAGCTTCACCGGTTCGCCGATCTTGTCGTTAATGATAGTCAGCATCAGGTCACCCATTGCCGAATTAACCCCGTCTGCCTGTATCTTGTCAATCAAAGAACTAACGATGCTATTGATCGCTTTATAAACCGCCGGGAAGAACTTTTTTCGGTACTTCCGTTGGATTCTTTCGTATTCCTGTATGTACTGCGCTCTGTTCACTTTTCAATTCCAGTAAATTCCCATGTTCCATTTTCTAAAATTTTTGCTTTTAGAAATACACTCTTTGGCTCTCCTAACGGTATTTCAACCTTATCTGTATAAAAAGACACTGTCAAAATACCTTCATAAGTGTCTGTAACTGATTGGGCTTCTATTCTGAAATGGCCTACAAAAGCCTTCAGTTTGCTGAAAAAATCAGGAAACTGGTCAATCAGTTCTAATTGAATTTTTGCGAATACTAAAGTCATTTCTTTCGTTTTTGTGTGTTTGTGTCTGTTCATCTATCAACCGTTTGCGGTACTGTTCCCGCTTGTACTCCATTTTCCGGCGGTGCATGGAGCAGCACTTTTCTTTTGCCGTGACCGGATAGGCATTATACACCATCTGTGTTATCTGATCCATCTGGTTCTGTTTCTTTTGGCTTATCCTCTCCTATTGAAAGCCATAAAAAAAGGTAGTCAAGATTGCTTTTTACTGTGTCGTTCATATCTGTGTGTTTTGTGGTTCTGCGCTTTCCTGCATATTCCATTCACTAAGCGGCATACCCATTGCCGGGGTTATCCATACCTCGTCAAATTCTTTGGCCTCATTCGTTTCCATACCCATCTGCATCAGTTTGCTGTTCGGGCTGATCGGCAGTTCCTTTATCCAGCCCCACTTAGCCGCCAAATCCTCCTGAAGTTCAGTGAAACAGGTCTGATCGAAATCAACTATGATACCCTTGTTCTTTTGCGCCGTGTAGGTTTGCAGGTAGCGGTTTAACCCGTCCCGGTAGCTGACAAGCTGCGGCATGGCAACCCGTGAAGTCAGGGCTGATTCAGCCTCTTTCACGTTGTTGTATGTCTTTGCGGTCAGTCCGAGCAACTCAGGCGGAACTCCGTAAATGTTGCAAAGCCCGATATAATCCCACTTTTCAGCCTCAATGATATTCAGGTCAACCGGGGAAAGTCCCATCTCTTGCCAACCCATTTTGTAGCCTGATGTGCCTATTTTCCCGAAATTATCCTCACCTGTCCACTCGCCGGCCAAAGTACCTTTTACAGCGTCCATCTGCTTTTTAGTGTCAGCGGGGGAAACCCCGTTTTGTAATACCCTCGGATCATCAATATACAGCACACCCTTAACCCCCTGGTTCTGGTACATGGCCCCGGATGCTTTCAGGGCGCTATTATTCCGGGTCAGTCGTTTCAGGGCTGATTTAACGGGGCTAAGGCCGTATAAATGCGAACCGTTGGCATCAAACCCGGGATTCCAGTACTTGCCATGTAAAACCTGCTGTTTGCTGAAATTGGCCTGTATTGACGCGATATTGTAACCCGCCTCAGTGAGCGGGAACTTAGTCCGGTCTGCGATTATGGTCACATCCTGCGATGGCAGGGCATGGAAGGCGAAAGGCTGCCCCTGGTTTGCCCCGGCATCCAGTAACTCGTTATACTGGTAATAGTCCCCGGTAAGCAGTTTATACCCGATAAGGGCGGTCATCATGTCCTGCATGGACTGGTACTCGTTCGGGTATTTCAGTAGTTCGGTCAGCTTCCCGGCACTTACCGGTTCAAGGCTTTGCTCTTTCAGGTGAAGCAGGGTTTTGTAATCCTCACCGGTCAGCCCCTTTTTCCGCATTAAGCCCTGATATGCCTTGAATTTCTGTTCGTCTTTAATCTTGTAAGTTCCCCACTCCGGAAGCCTGACCTTATCCAGTATCAGATTAACAATGGAATAAAGCTGGTCATTGATTGTGTAACCGTTGGTTATATAGCTGCCCTTATTGTCGTCAATACCGACCCATTGGCCGTTGATGATCTGAAAGGACGGGAATCCTGCTGCGGGCTTTGCCGCCTTCTTTTCGCCTCGTAACCAATCAAATATTCCCATTATACTATAATTTCAAATTTCGGCCTATTCAGCTTCGTATAAATTCCGTACCTCATGGCATCCATGGCGTGATCATTGAACTTTACCGGGACTTCATCCGGGTGGATCTTCCCGTTTTTATCCAGCTTCCATTTGTAGCTTTTGATCTCTTTTATAAGGTTTGCACTTTCAGGGGTAACGATCAGCGGCATAGACTTTACTTTCTGAATCCCAGCGTAAACGTCCTTTTCAGCCGGTTTTGCGTTATACCCTGCCCTGCATAGTTCCTCAATGGTTTTCGGTTCCGCATTGTCGCAAAACAACTCATCAGACCGCTCTATGCCAAGTCCTTTAAGCCGCTCTATTAGGTCATTTGTGGTCAGTTTGGTTTCGTAAAGTGCCTCTGAAACGTAGCATGAAGCCTCTTTAAACCCGATCTTTACCACTGTTGACGGCACGTTGTACCCGAAATCCACCCCGTAAGCAACTTCGCAATCTTCCGGGAACTCGCCATAAATCCAGTGTGTGTACACCGTTTCCTGACTGATCCCCCTTTCCCCAAGCCCGTAAACCCGCCAATAATTGTCGTCTGCCTGCCTGAGTAGTTCGATTTCGTCAATCAGTTCCTGAGGCAAGTACGGGTTATTCAGGTAAGTGCTTACGAAGAAATCCGCATCTTCCCGTATTTGCAGCTTTTCATATATCCAGTGGAACTCATCGGACGGGTTGTAATCCACAATTATCTTATCTGAAGTCCTGATATTCAACTGAAAGAAGTCCTCCCAAGTCAACTCATTTGCCTCATTGATAAAGCAGATTGTCCGTTTCCTGCCCCTGATCTTTTGGGGCTGATCCACGCTGATGAACTCAAACAGGTTCCCGAAAAGGTTGTAGTACATTTCTGACTTATTATGGTCATTCTCGCTGTACCATCCTTCCCGCTGCAAAATCTCCAAAAAGTCCCGGTAAGCTGAACCTTTCAGGGCAGGCAGTGTTTTCCGTATCACCGATATGATTGCGCCGCTGTCACGGTTTCTCTGACAATATTCACAAAGAACTTGAAGGGTTGAATAGGTTTTGCCCGATCTCGTCCCTCCCTGGTTTATAACGATCCTTTTCCTACTGCCTTTCAGGTCATAGTAGGTCTTAGGTTGTTTTTGTTTCCATTGCATCGTCAAACCATGTAGGTTTACTTAATTTGATGCCGCCTGAGTGGTCAACCTCTGTTTTATCCCGCCATCCCATATTCTTTAAAACGAAAATAGCCCCTGTAGGGCTGTTGCCGCTTAGCTTCAACTCGTAAGCGTGCTCAATAAACAGTTTCGCTCTTTTTATAATGTAAGCGAATTGCTCCTTTTCTTCGTAATCGTAAACCGATTGCCGGGATTCAAACCCCAAATAAAGTGCTAATCCTGTGATAGTTAGGTTTTGCGGTGGCGTAACGCTCAGATATTGTTCTACTGCCTTTTCGAGTTCTTCAGGCGTTTCATATTTCGGAGGGGCTCCTACCATATTATGGAATTATTCCACCAAATATACAAAATCCACAAATTGGACAAATATTTATTTTTGGGACGCAAAAAACCCGGACTTGTGATCCGGGCTTCGTGCTGACGTTAATCGTAAAATCGGAATGTTGCCTGATAAGACTGCTAAGATACTACTTTTTCACAATCTCAAAGTTTTTTGCTATTAGCGGTTCCGGTCGTTTGTCTGCCGCCCGTTCCACCAGTTCAAAAAAGGCATCTAAGTACTTTGTCGTGTCGCAATAGAAAATTATTTCTTTGCCGCCTACCTTCATTGTTACTGTATCTAAATCTTTAATATCCATGATGTTAATTTTAAAAACCCGGAACCTTTCGATTCCGGGCAAACCTTAAAACTACTGAAACTGAAAATGCTCAGGGCTATGATGAGGGGTTAGTGTTCCTGGTTTCACTACCGGGAAGTGGGTACGGTTAGTCTATATCAATTGTTTCGGCCTCAAGTGGTTCATCACATAGCGGGTTGTCTACCGAAATACTTGCCGTGTAACCTGTGTTAAACATCACCCATTCATTAAACTGAGCATCCGTACATTCAACCGGTGCAGTTACTATTATCTTAATTTCTTTTGTCATAACCTTGATTTAAGTTCGTTAAGGACTGATTGCCGTTCGTCATATACCTCATTTTCGTGTATAGTCCGAAAGTGTCTCCTGCTATCCAATACCGAATCCAGTGCTTCTATTTCACGCTCTACGCAAATAATGGCGCATTGGATACAATCAATATGATACTGTTGCAGGTCATACCCTCCACCATCAATGTCTTTTATAAATTCTGCTTTTACGTGTTTGCTGAACCTTTCCACCAGTTCATCGGCTTTCTTTTGTTGCGGTGTCATATTCGTTTATGGTTTGTTCTATTATGTCTGAAATATTTTGGCTATAATTAATCCTGTCAATAGATTTCAACGCCTCCACCAGCTTCCCCGCCCGTTCCCGTTCTGCGGAGAGTTGTTGGTCAAAAACATCGTCACGAATGTACTTTATGCTGCTTTCGTTTTTATAGTCAAGACAATGCACTCCATTGCTACCAGCCTTTTCGTCAAAGTATATTTCTTTGGGTAATTGACTTCTCTTTACCATTATTGTCATGGTTTATGCCCGGAGGCGGTTAATTAATCTTGTGTTTTACCGTATTTAAGTTCGTCCCTCATTGACACAACTAAAGCCTGAGCCTCTAATACTTCTGCCGTATCTCTTAAATATTCAATAGCCTGTTCTCCGGTGTATTCTTCACGTTCAAAAAAATCAGCAGTCTTTTTAAAAGCATTAGATGTATTTAGGTGCATCATCTCAACTGACTGGTTCCTTGTGTAA